GCCTCATTTATGAATGAATCAATTACTTCTATTAAGTCAGATGAAATATCCAGTTCTAAATCAGTTGGAGTATTATCTGATTCTATTCCGACCTCCTTAAATGTTGTATCTACTACTTTAATTTCTCTTGTATTCTTTAATTCACTTATATACTGGAGTGTCAATCCCTTGACGGTTTCCTTACCTACAGTGTTTTTAACTCCGGCAGCAGTAGTGTAAAGAAATATCCCCGATAGAAATTCATCCAACGCAAAATCGCCCTGTGAAAGCAGGGCGTTTTTTGTTTGTCCAATATACTTTTCAAAACTCAGCTTCTTGTCACCATCAAGCACACTATCTTTTTCAACGATATCAAGCAACGCAAGAACTATTAGCTCTTTTTTGTCTTCATCTAGTAAAGGAATTACATCCTCTCTAAACCTCTGCACTACTTCATTCTTATCAGCTCTTTGGGAAGCATTGATAACATTGCTGATACTTTGTCCAGGTTTCTTTACCGCAGCACTCCCACTACCACTAATATTTCCGTTCGAAAGATTCCCTGTACAACTAAAAAGTCGTGATACTGCTGATGCATTATTTTGGTGTATGTATTGGCAAGTCGGATCTACTGTCCGAGTCATCGTGCCTACTATATCACGGTCAATTACACCTTCTAATTTGCACAGTCGTAGAACTTGCGCAAACGCCCCAAAACACAGTCTTGTCATAGTTTTACCCCTTTGCAACTCATAAGCAAGTGAAAGCAACTCACTGCAAACGAGAAGTATATTCTACACAATTTCGACGCATATCCCTTTGGAAATAAGCTGATGCCAGGAGTTCTGGTATCGGCTTTTTTTATTTTCAATTAAAAGCAGTTCCTGCTAATTCCTATTAACTCATCCTAACACATAAATTTTTCAATTGTCAATCAAAGGAGGAAATCAAATGAAAATCAATGCAAACCAAAGTCAACCTGAGAACAAAGACTTCTACGATGGAGCTTGGCATCTAACCGTTGAAAATCAAGTCATCAAAGTATCCGAAGAGGTCTACCGCGCCTATAAACAGCCTTTATGGGCAGAGAAAAAACGCCAAGAACGAGAGAAGCGCTGCATCATCAGTAATGGCAAAGGTGGCACAAAGCGATGTACTCGAAACTGTCGTGAATGTGATCTGGAACGCGCTGAAAAAGGTTTACCACTAATTGATCGGACAGGCGGTGTTCTGTCATTGGACAAGTTCAGTGCTGATGGTTTCGACGTTCCTGATTCAGTAAACATTGATGAACTTGTGGAAGACAAGCTACTTCTTGAGGAACTCTTCGCTGCCCTGGATGAACTAGACCCAGAGAATCGCCGTATTGCAGAGCTCTTTAGCATAGGAAAAACCGAACGAGAAATTGCTGAGTGCATTGGTTGCGCTCAAAAGACAGTCAACAATCGCAAACTCAAGCTTTTCTCCCAACTAAGAGAAGTCCTAAAAGACTGGATGTAGTTCATTACTTAAAATGCCCTCTGGTGTCCTGTGGATATCAGAGGGCATCATAAAAACTATTTTTCAAGGTCATTACTCAAACTTCTCACTTCTGTCCTGTGAAGGTTGAGGGGAACAAAACAGCCCTCGGAACGGAGGTTAAACAATGCAGAATCAAGCAAACCAAACTGACACTCAGAGCCGGGATCCTGAAATGGATGAAGAACTGGCCGATGTTCTCACCGCCATCAGCGTAGTGTCAAAACGCCTTGCTAAGAAGCTTACAACGCTATCGCAGCAAGAGAAAGAAAAAGGAGGAAAACCAGATGGGCAAAATGAGTGAACTCTCTCTACTAGTTAAAGAGCTGAACCAATGTGGTGAAACGTTGATAGGTATATCTCAGTCTCTTTCCAGCATGTTCAGTAGTAACGATGAACCAACACAAACTAAACCAGAAACACCTGCACCGGAAGAAAGAGCCATAACGCTGGAAGAAGTTAGAGCGGTTCTGGCTGAAAAAAGTCGAGATGGCCATACAGCAATAATTCGTGAGCTACTTCAAAAGTATGGCGCTGATAAGCTATCAGAAATTAATGCTTCAGATTATCCAGCACTCCTAGCAGAAGCTGAGGTACTTGGAAATGGGTAAACATGCACTTCTTTCAGCCTCTTCATCTCATAGGTGGTTAAACTGTCCCCCTTCTGTCAGGCTCAGTGAATCTTATGAAGATAAAGGAAGTAGCTACGCCGCAGAAGGCACCGATGCTCATACCCTATGTGAGTACAAATTAAAAGTTGCTCTTAGGCTCCCAGCCAAAGACCCAACAGAGAATCTCACCTACTACAGTGAAGAGATGGAAGAATGTGCGAATGGCTATGCAGCTTTCATTCTTGAGCATGTAGAAGCTGCAAAAGAAAAATGCGCGGACCCGGTTGTTCTTATAGAGCAAAGGCTGGACTTCTCTAAGTACGTTGAAGGCGGCTTCGGGACCGGAGATTGCTTGATCATCGCTGATTCTCAGATCCACGTATGTGACTACAAGCATGGACAGGGGATTTTAGTTGAAGCAGAAGACAATCCGCAGATGAAGCTCTATGCACTAGGTGCTCTAGAGATCTTCGATGGAATCTATGACATCGACACGGTTTCAATGACTATCTATCAGCCTCGTAGAAACAACGTATCCACCTATACGGTATCTAAAGAATCCTTATACCAATGGGCTAATGAAGTTCTTAAACCAACTGCAGAACTGGCCTTTGCCGGTGAAGGGGACTTCAAGTGTGGTGATTGGTGTGGATTTTGCAAAGCGAAACATGAATGCCGCACCAGAGCTGAGTACAACATGGAGCTGGCCAAATACGACTTCAAGATGCCCCCTCTACTCGATGATTACGAGGTTGAAGACATCCTATCTAAATTGGATGGTCTAATCTCTTGGGCATCAGATATCAAAGATTACGCACTGCAATCAGCAGTCAGCGGAAAGCAGTGGAACGGATGGAAGCTGGTCGAAGGACGCTCCAATCGAAGATACACCGATGAAACTGCGGTTGCTAAAGCCGTCAGTGCAGAAGGCTTTGATCCATTTGAACAAAAGCTTCTTGGCATTACTGCCATGACTTCACTTATCGGTAAGAAGCGATTTGAGGAAGTTCTAGGAAGCTACATTGAAAAGCCTCAAGGGAAACCAACACTGGTTCCTGATAGTGACAAACGCCCGCCAATTAATACAGCACAACACGATTTTAATGAAATTTAAGGAGGAAAATCATATGTCCAATAATGCAAACAAATCAAACAGTAACCCCATGAAAGTTATCACAGGTCCTGACACTCGCTGGTCTTACGCCAATGTCTGGGAAGCAAAGTCCATCAACGGTGGCACTCCAAAGTTCTCGGTATCTCTCATCATTCCAAAATCAGATACTGCAACTGTAGCAAAAGTCAAAGCTGCCATTGAGGCTGCTTACCATGAAGGTGAAGCAAAGCTCAAAGGAAACGGTAAGTCCATCCCACCTCTTACCAGTATCAAAACGCCTCTCAGAGACGGAGATTTAGAAAGACCAGATGATCCAGCCTATGCTAATGCCTACTTCATCAACGCAAACTCTGCTACTGCTCCTGGCATTGTAGATGCTGATAGAAATGTTATCCTTACTCGCTCCGAAGTTTACAGCGGTGTTTACGGTAGAGCAAGCATCAACTTCTATGCCTTCAACAGCAACGGAAACAGAGGAATCGCCTGTGGTCTAAACAACCTCCAGAAAATAAGAGACGGCGAGCCTCTTGGTGGAAAGTCCAGGGCTGAGGACGATTTCGCCACTGACCTTGATGAGGATTTCTTAGCATAGCCTCAACTTTCAGAGGGTGGCAGAACAATCTGTCACCTTCTTTCAATTCGCGAAAGGAGGACTTATGAATAATAAAGATTGGAAAGAAATTCCCGGGTACGAGGGCTTATATTCAATCAATAGTGATGGTGAAGTTCTGAGTCATCGTTCAGGGAAAATTAGAAAGAACACCCGCAGTGGCAACGGTTATCGAAAAATCTCGTTATCTAGCCGCGACCATATAAAAAAACAGCACTTAGTACACCGACTAGTTGCAGAGATATTTTTGCCAAAACCAAACAAGAGAGCCTGTGAAGTAAATCATAAGAATTTAGATAAAAGTGATAATCGTGTTGAAAACCTTGAGTGGGTTACCCCTGAAGAGAACATGAAGCACGCTTATTCAAATGGGAAGACCGATTTTCATAGATCTAAAAGATCAGACAATACGAGTGGCTTTGCTGGCGTTTCACCTCACCAAGGTGGATATCAAGCAACAATCAGTTATTGCAGAGTCACTTATTATCTTGGCTGGTTCAAGTCAATCGAGTCTGCTGCAGATGCTAGGAAGGCTGCGGAAAGGAGTTTCTCTAATGAATTCTAAAATACACACACTCTCATTAGATTTGGAAACCTACTCGTCAGTTGACTTAGTGAAGTCAGGAATCTACAAATATATCGAGTCATCTGACTTTGAGATCCTGCTCTTTGGATACTCAATCGATGGTGGCGATATCGAGGTGATCGACCTTGCCAGTGGTGAAACACTTCCTGAAGAAATACAATCAGCCCTTACTGATTCATCCATTACTAAGTGGGCCTTTAATGCCCAGTTTGAAAGAATTTGTTTGTCTAAGTGGCTAGGCTTGCCCAATGGCCAATACCTCAGTCCAGAATCCTGGCGATGCACCATGGTCTGGTCTGCTTATATGGGTTTACCTCTTTCTCTTGAAGGCAGTGGCGCTGTCCTTGGTCTTGAAAAGCAAAAACTATCTGAAGGAAAAGACCTGATCAGATACTTTTGCAAACCCTGTAATCCAACAGCCACAAATGGTGGTAGGTTGCGTAATCTACCAATCCATACGCCTGATAAATGGTCTGAATTTAAGTCATATAACCTTCGTGATGTTGAAGCTGAAATATCCATTCAAGAGAAACTATCAAATTTTCCTGTGCCTGAAGAAGTATGGAACGAATACCACCTTGACCAGGAGATCAATGATCGTGGTGTTTCTTTGGATATGCCTTTTGTAAATGAGGCAATAAAGATGGATACTCGCTCTCGTTCAGAGCTGCTCCAAAAGATGAAAAGACTAACGGATCTTGATAACCCTAACTCCGTAGCACAAATGAAGAATTGGTTGTCGGAACAGGGACTCGAAACAGACTCATTAGGTAAAAAAGTGGTTTCAGAACTCATCCAAACTGCTCCACCAGATCTTAAAGAAGTATTGGAGCTAAGACAATCACTGGCCAAGTCCTCCGTCAAAAAATACTCTGCCATGGAAAACGCAGTGTGTGCAGATGGTCGTGCTCGCGGTATGTTCCAATTCTATGGCGCTAATCGAACAGGACGATGGGCAGGAAGAATTATTCAGCTTCAGAATCTTCCTCAAAACCATCTACCTGATTTAGAACAGGCAAGAGCCCTTGTTCGCTGCGGCGATTTTGAGGCTTTAGAGATGCTTTATGATTCCATACCCGAGGTTCTATCAGAACTCATCCGCACCTCCTTCATTCCTACTGCTGGTCGCAAATTCATCGTCGCAGACTTCTCTGCTATTGAAGCCAGAGTTATTGCATGGCTTGCCGGAGAAAAATGGCGCCAGCAAGTTTTCGAGTCTGGTGGTGATATCTATTGCGCTTCTGCTTCTCAGATGTTTGGTGTTTCTGTTGAAAAACATGGAGTCAATGGTCACTTAAGGCAAAAAGGTAAGATTGCAGAACTGGCCCTTGGTTATGGCGGCTCCGTTGGCGCTCTTAAAGTCATGGGTGCTTTGGAGATGGGTCTTAATGAAGATGAACTGCAGCCCCTGGTTACAGCTTGGCGTACTACCAACCCAAATATTGTTAGGCTCTGGTGGGAAGTTGATAAGGCTGCCATGAAAGCAGTTAGAGAACGGACCGTCACTGAAACACATGGTATCCGTTTTTCTTATCAAAGTGGCATGCTCTTTATCACCCTTCCTTCTGGAAGAAGACTCTCCTATGTAAAACCTCGCATTGGAACAAATATGTTTGGTTCAGACTGTATCACCTATGAAGGCGTCGGTGGCACAAAAAAATGGGAACGCATCGATAGCTATGGCCCAAAGTTTGTGGAGAACATCGTCCAGGCAACCAGTCGTGATCTTCTGTGTTATTCCATGCAAGCTCTCAAGGATTACAACATTGTCATTCATGTACATGATGAAATTGTCATCGAAGCTGACATGGAAACATCCACCGAAACTATCTGCAATCAAATGAGCCATACCCCATCTTGGGCAAAAGGGCTCTTAATGAGGGCAGATGGTTATGAAACGAATTTCTATAAAAAATCATGAATTCATGATTT